ATCCTCACCGCTGTCACGTTGTGGACTGAATACCGTGTCGATCGTGACGTGTTCCGCCTCCTTGAGCGTCAGGAACCGGGTTTCATCTCGTACACGCTATACAAGGGCGGCGAGAACACATTAGGCACAGTCGTTCCGATGAACACCCTCAACGCAACAACCCATTACAACGGGTTGCGTTCGCAGTCAGAACTTGACCAAGCCATTGCCGACCCGACCTCGTGGTCTGAAATTGTCAGTGTTGCTACTGGTGTTTCGAAGCTTGCTGTGGCGTACATCCCGAACCGGATGCCGAATAAGGATTGGCGGAAGCATGGTGTCCTCGCGAACCTTGGCCGTTCCGATCTTGCTGGCATTGAGGATGAACTCGACAAAGTAGACCAAACGTGGTCTGCACTCATGCTGGATGTCACCAATGGGCAGGGTCGCCTCACTGTCCCCGAGTCCTGGTTGGATGCTGGCACTCGTGGTGCTGGCAGTTCGGTGGATCTTGACCGGCAGGTGTATGTCGGTGTGAGTGCACTCGGTCAGGGTAATGAGTCCCTCAATGGGCAGGTTCATCTTTCACAGTTCGATATTCGTGACGAAAAGCTCATGAATGTCATCAATGGTTTGAAGCGTGAGATTGCGTGGACGACTGGTTATTCTCTTTCCCATTTGGGTATTGAGGCTGATGGTCAGATGAAGACTGCCACTGAAGTTTCGGCAGACTTTTCCGATTCTGAACGTGTCCGTGACGAGAAGGCCATGCACGCGAAGCCGGCACTTGCCCGGTTGGCTCAGGTCGCTCTCGGTATTGATGGTGTTGTGTTCCCCAACATGGGTGGCGGCTGGTTCGAAGAGTTGCCTGATGTTGAGTTCCCGCCTGTGTCTCAGGAAGACATGGAGAAAGCGAGCCGCATCGTTCAGGTCTTGTTCCTGTCTGAGGCAGTCTCTCGGCGTGAACGTGTGCGTCGCTCCAATCCCACCTGGGATGAAGACCAGATCAGTGACGAGGTGGAAGCAATCGAGCAGGAGTTTGGGAGCACAGCCCCTGATCCGACGACGTTCACTAATGACCCGACGACAGCGGACGGGTCACGGCCAATAACGGAGTAGGGGGCATCTTGTGGCGAACTTCGTACCCGATCCGACCGGTTTCGATGTTGAAGACTTCATCGAAGAGCTCTCTAACGAGTTGTCTTTGCGTTACCGCGAAGTTGAGGACACTCTCATTCGGGAACTTGCCGACCGGGTGTACCGCGACATCGAGTTGCAAAGCCTCCTGCCAACAGAAACAGTTGCAGGAGGTCTGACGGCGGCAGAGCGGCGACAACAGAACCGCACCCTAGGACAGTTGGCTGTACACCGTAGGCAAGCGCTCAGAGAGTTGCAGTCCGAGGCCACAGCGATGGTTGAGAAGATGCGGCGCTCAGGGATGGCCGAAGAGATCATCCGTGTTGCCGCCCAAGAGGGTGAAGCCGCAGCCGCAGCCCGCCTAGGTCTTGCCACACGACTCCCCACCGTTTACCAAACAGGTTCAGCAGGGCAGGCTGTTGCGTCGTTGGCAATCAGTTTGCAGTCGCGGCTTGAGGTGATGAATCAACGCATCACCCGCTACCCAAAGGACGCCTACCAACGTGTTGTGTCGATGACTTCACCGCAAACCATTGTGGGTACCACGACAGGGTTGGTGCAGCAGCAAGAGACCGTCCGTAGGTTCCTCAGCGAGGGCATTACGGGGTTTGTTGACGAGGGTGGGCGGCGTTGGACCATTGGTGCCTATTCGGAGATGGCCGGACGCACCTCTGTGAACCGGGCATTCAACGATGCCGGCCAGTGGAGGATGCAGCAGTCAGGTGTGAACTTGGTCACGATTGTGGGCAGTTTTGATGCGTGCGTGAATTGTGCCCCGTGGATTGGGAAGATCCTTTCCACTGATGGGACACCGGCAGGGCCACGGATCATGCCTCATTCGACACAGGATTCCTCTGTGCCAGTCAATGTGTCGGGGACGATTGAGCAGGCGAAGAATGCTGGCCTTTTCCATCCAAATTGTTTTCCGTCATTTGTTCCAGTAGGTGCTCCGACGGGTGTAGTTGGCGCGGACTCGCGTTGGTTTGAGGGCGAGGTTGTCGTCATCGACACAGCCGGAGGACGACGGCTCACCGTCACCCCAAATCATCCGATATTGACGACGGAAGGTTGGGTCGCTGCGGGTTTGCTCACGGTAGGCCACAATGTGCTCAGCTACCACGGGAATGTTGAGCGGGTACCCGGCAGTGGACCAGATCATGAGGGTGTTGAAACCCCCATCGGCGAGGTCTTTGAGACGTTGCGGCAATCTAGCTCCGTGGCGACCGTCACAATGCCAGGTTCCGCCGAACAGTTCCACGGCGACGGGTTTGATTCCGAGGTCCACGTTGTACTTGCTGACCGCTTGTTGAGGACGGATGGTGAGGCCGAGACGTTCGAGCTCTCTGCCGACGGCCAGTTCCTCGTCAGTAGCGTGGGCTTGAGTCCGCTCTTTCCCCACGGCACGCTTAGTCAAGTCGTCCAGGGTGCGCTTAGTGCCACGGAGGGCATCGTGGGAGGCGCTGGCCCATTTGGATCGCTGATCCGGGGTGGCTGCGTCCATACGGCGTTGCATGGCCTCGCTGGCAGTGACCTGGACACCGGCTTGTTGGAGCCAGTACTGCACGCGACGGCGATCGACACCGACGAGTTCCCCGATTTGATGCTGGGTGAGCCGTTCAGTGGTGTAGAGCCTGATAGCTTCGTGCAACCAGTCGGGATCGACCCCGCTCTGCTTGACGGTGAAATTGTGTGTGCGGAATCGACGGTAGAGAACGTCCCTGCTGACGTTGACGGAGGCCGCTATCTCGCGAACAGTCTCACCGGCCTCGTATCGGCGGATCGCATTGTCAAGGTCGAAAGGCGGGCTTTTGCGGGTCATGTGTACAACCTCCAGTCGGGTGACGGATGGTATACCGCCGATTCCATTGTAGTGCACAACTGTCGCGACCGCACAGTTGCGATGCTCCCCGGTCTGTCTGTGCCTCAACAAGATTTTGAGTACGACAAGAAGGCTGAAGGGCAGCGCACTCGCCAACGTTCTATCGAGCGCGACATCCGGGCGGCGAAACGTGATGCAGCTACAGCTCCTGATGCGATGGCGCGAAAACGGGCCGAGCGTGCTGTGCGCGACGGTCAGGAGAAAATGCGTGGGTTCCTTGGCGAGACTGGCCGCTCAAGGAGCGGTTATCGCGAGCAGCTCCACTTTTCTGATGGCAAGTAGCCCCACCTTTTGCGGGGGGCGTTAACGCGTTCTTGCTTGCGCGAAGGACGTTCATGATGCCGCACCTTTCCGGCTAGGCGTACCTGCGCCCTCCGTTTTATTTGTTCGGGAAGTTCCCGGCTTAGTACCGATGCGGTCAGTGGCCGCGAAGGAGCACAACCATGTCAATCTCAACTCCAACCGTCCATGTGCAGCGTGACCGCGATGGTCTTGCCGTCCTTGGCCGCACTAAGCATTCCCTCATGGGTATCCGCTACGCCGAGGGTGAAGGCGGAGATGAAGGCGGAGGTGATGCAGCCGCACAAGAGGCTGCTGCCGCCGCTAAACCCCCGTGGGGTGATGACCCAAGCAAGTTCGACCCCGATAAGGCATGGAGCCTGATTGAGAACCTGCGCAAGGATGCCGACACCCGCCAAACAAAGACGGATGCCGCCATTGCTGCTGCTGCTGAGAAGTCCCAGAAAGACACCCTCGCCCAGTTCGCAAAGCTCCTGACGGGTGAGGGCGAACCTGAAACAGATCCGGCGAAACTCAACGAAACCATCACCGCGATGAAGACCCGAGAAGCCGAACGCGAGACCGAAGCGACCACCACACAGCAAGCGGCGAAAACGTCTGCACTGTCCTTACAGGTCGCGATTCATTCCCCCAGTCTTGGCGGCAATGCTGCCCTCCTTCTCGCAAATGAGAAGTTCACAACCTCCATCGGTGCGGTAGATCCCACCGATGAGGCAGCCGTCAAGGCTGCGATTACCCAGGCGTTGCAGGACAATGCCGCCCTTAAGGCAACCCCGGCCCGCTCAGGTAGTGGTGAACATCAGGGTGCCACCGTGCAGTCCCTCCAAGCCCAGCTCACAAAGGCTGAGGAAGCGAAGGACTTCAGGGAGACCATCCGCCTCA